TCGATGGGATGGCGGAGCCGACCGAAGCGGAACCGGATATAGAAATCGAATCTGAAGACATAAACGCCGGCGTTGCCGGAGATACCGCCGCGAAAGCGGATGGGAAATCCAAAACTGGGAGGGGAACTATTATGACCCCTACTGAATTGCTCAAGGAGCACCCCGAGTGCTACGCGGCTATCGAAGAAATCGGGGTGCAGAAGGAAAGGAAGCGGATCGCCAAGCTTCAGGCATGGGCCGATAGCGATCCGGTTTGCACGGAAATCGTGGCGAAGGCAATCGTTTCCGGCGAGAGCGCCGAGGACGTGATGCCGCAGCTCATGGCCGCGATCAAAAAAAGCTCTCAGCCGGGAGAAAAGAGCCTGGAGAATCCGCCGCAGGTCCATACCGGGCAAACGACAACCGGAAGCGGAGAGGGCGACGAAATCGACGATGCCAAGATCAAGGCGACCCTGGCACGTCTGCCGGCATAAGGAGGAAACGGAATGGCTAATCCTACAAACACCTATCAGGACAGCACGCCGCTTGTAATCGGAGCGGCATACAAGGCCACGGGCAAAACCATCTCAGCTGGGCAAGGGATTCTTGCCGCAGGCTCAGTCATGGGGACCGTGACGGCGGATGGGAAATTGCTGCTCTGCGTAGCTGCCAGCAGCGACGGATCGCAAGTCGGTCGATTTGTGCTGTTGAAAGAAGTCGATGCGACCGGCGAGCTCACAAATCAGGAAGTCCTCAAGGCGGGTATTGTCAACGGCAATAAGCTCATATTTGGATCAACGGATGTACTCACCACGCAGAACGGGACAACCCATCTAACCCACGAGGATGACCTAAAGGCAAACGGCATCATCCCCGTGACGGGCTCGGACCTCGAGCTCTACGACAATACGTAAGGAGGGATCATATGGATCTTTTTATGCGAGTAATGATGGCGGCTTACGATGAGCGGGTGACCACTCAGATGAAGCCGTTATTCTTGTCAAGCTTTTTCGGCAAAAACCCGAGCGAGCTTGTCGTCAGCACCATCGAGCGTGTCGATGTCGACGTGATCCGGGATGCCCGCCGCGTTGCCGTCGATGTCATCCGAGGGGGCGGAGTCGGGAACTCGAATGTAACGGGCGTGTTCACCACGCACGAATACAAGGTTCCGCTTTACTGGGAGGAGACTCCACTCACGGCACAGCAGATCATCAAGCGGATCGCCGGAATGAATAATTTTGAATCGTTAGACCGGGCGGCCATTCTTGCTTATCACGCGACGAATGCTCAGCGTGAGCAGACCTTAAAAATCATACGCGAGATTGAGCGCATGGCGGCCGAGGCCCTTCATTCCGGTACGATCACGCTGATCAATACTGAGAGTTTGGATTTCGGCAAGAAAGCCTCTCATTCATCGACTCCAGCTATAAAATGGGATCAGGCGACCGGCAACCCCATAACGGATATTCAGGATTTGGCCGACACTATTTTCCATGACGGAAAAATGAAGCCGAATACTCTCATATTCGGTGAGGCCGCATGGACCGTGTTCCTGACCAATGCCGCCGTAATCGCTTATTTGGATAATCGGCGCATCGAGGCTGGAAAAGTCGATCCTGTTGAAATCCCCAAGGGCGCCACATTCCAGGGCCGCACATGGATCGGCGATTATCAGTTCGACATGTTCACGTACAACGATTTCTACATGGACTCTAGCAACTGCGCCGTGCCCTATATGACGACCGATACGGTAATCATGATGAACCGCCAGGCGTACCTGACCAAAGCTTTCGGCGCTGTCGAACTACTCCCGCAATATGTGGCGGAGTATGCATCGCGCGGCCTTCCCAGAATGCCGGAATTTGTGCCCGGAGAATTCGTTCCCTTCGCCTATGAGCGACCGCCCAATGCGCTGATGGTGGGCGTGCAGAGCGCCCCCCTGGTTGTTCCGACGGCCATCGATACCATCGGGACTATCATCAATGTGGATACCTAAAAGGAGGGAACCGTGAGCGTAGACAATAACCATTACGTCAACAAGGGCGTGACCGTCAACTACAAGGGCCAGCATTTTCCGCCGGGACACCGGTTCCCGGCGGCCGATCTTGGCATCGATCAGAAATCCTTCGACTCGCTAATCCGCGATAAAAGCATCGTTTCGGGCAAGGAGCGCAATGAATTTGCACATCCCGAGGAACCGAAAGAACCGAAAGAGCCGAGCGATGATCTGGAGGACATGACAAAGGCGGAGCTTATTGAATTCGCGGAATCGCTCGGACTTAATCTCGAATACTCGATGAAAAAGGATGAGCTGATCGCCGCGATCAAGGAAGCAGCAGGTTGAACATCCGCGAGCTGGCCGAGTCGGACCTGGGCGAAATCCTGGATGAGGACGGGGTAGATGCGACGCTCATCGATTTGGAGGAAAACGAGTATTCCGTCAAGTGTCTGTATTTTCGTATCGGTGTGGATATCGATCCGAACACAGGCGCGACGATTCCGGGAAATCGCTCCACGGTCCTGATTCGTATAGGCGAGCTCGGCGAAAGTGTGATTCCCGAGGAAGGATGGACAGTGGCAACGACGGATGTGACCGGAGCCGAGGTCACTGGAAAAATAAATTATGCTGCGCTTGACCGCACGCATGGAGCGGCGATGCTCATATTGAGGGTATGAAATGCCGGTAATTGATCGCAGCCTTGATGACCTGATCATCGATAAAATGGTCACTGTACTTGCCGCTTTCAGCGCGGAGCAGGCGGCTATTCAGGCATCGGTTAAATTCTATGTCGAGCGCGATCAGCTTCGTCCGATAGAGCGCCGCAAATTGCCCCTTGTCAATATCTGGCTCGATACCCTGACCCCGGAAGATCCGTCAACAAAAACCTGCGAGCAGGAAACGGCGGACATCAACATCGATTGTTATACGCGCGGAGTTGAAGCAGAAAGCGCACCCTCGGATCAGGATGCAATGCTCAGGCTCTATTATCTCAAGCACCAGGTCAAATATGCGCTTTACAAATTGATCAACGCCGATTTCGGATTCGGGGCAGGCATCATCGCGCGCAAACACTGGCCGCGCTTCAATTTATTTCAGACCGATACGAAAATGCCGGAGGAACAGATTGTCGGCGGGCGCTGGGTCGTGTCGGTCGAGTATGCATGGCAGCCCGAGGATATTTCGACAATCAACCTTGAAGAGCTCCGGGTGGATGCCGGCATGTTCGATGCTTATTACTCGTATGGAGGTGGAGAGACATGAACAATGTCAATTTCGAATTTGTCCCGTCAAATGCGGCCGCTCCCGGCGTGTTTGTCGAGCAGAAAGCCGTCCGGGGGTCTCTCGGAAGCCTGTTGATACCGCAGATAATCCTGCTCATCGGGCAGTACAATTCGGGTAAAACACCGACTGATAATTGCCCCAAGCTTTTGAGCGGCGGAGCGGATCAGGCAGCGGATTTGTACGGCCTTGGGAGCATGTTGCACATCATGGCCATGGCCGCAGATCGAGGACGGGCTACCGTGCCTCTATACGCGCTGCCGGTGCCGGATGCTATCGCAGCGGTAGAAGCTAGCGGCTTGATCACGGTGACGGGGACGGCAACAGGATCCGGAACGATCAGCCTGTACATCGCGGGCAAGCTCGTGCGGGTCTCGGTGGCGAAGGATGATACTTTCGATGTGATCGCCGAGGCGATAGCGGATGCCATAACCGCAAATGTAAATCTACCGGTAACTGCGGCCGCCGACTCCGGGGATGTGGTTATAACCAGCAAATGGAAGGGACTCACGGCCAACGGCATCACAATCGAGATCGATCTCGGAGGCGATACCGAGGAGCTGAACGAACCCGCCGGCGTGACAGTCGTGATCACAGATATGGCCAGCGGCGCAACCGATCCCGACATTGCAACGGCACTGGCAGCTCTCGGCGATACCTGGTATACGATCATCGCAAATCCCTATACCGCAGATGACCAGCTCGACGATCTGGAAGAGGCCGGAGATGCCCGGATTCATCCGCTTGTGAAACGGCCTTTCATCGGGATCTGCGGCTACGTCGATACACTGGCCAATTTCCTGACATTTCTCGATACCCGCAACAGCATATGGACCACGGCTATGCCTGTGGAGGGAAGCCCGAATCTGTCCGGAGAAATTGCGGCATCTGTCGCAGGGGTGGCGGCTGCCAATTGGCAATCGCGCCCGGGCGTACCGTATCGTGGCTATCTGCCCGGAATTCTGCATGGAACCGCAGATGAGAAATGGACCTATGCACAGCGGGACCAGGTGATCAAGGCGGGCGGATCCACATTTCGCATAGGTTCCGATGGCACGGTCTACGTCGATGCTCTCGCAACTACTCGCACGCTAAACGATCTCGGGGCGGATGACGACTCCTGGCGCTGGACCGAAACCGTTAGCAACATCCAGGCGAAAATCTACTCGGTCGAGCAGCTTTTTCTCGGCGAGCCCTTCATCTCGGCAATCGTCGTTGACGATGCGGCCGTTACCGGTGTGAGCTATGCGATCAGACCCAAAACGGTCAAGGCATATGCGATCCGATTGGTCGATGAGCTCTGGGTTGCCAAAGCCCTGACCAAAGAGCGTAATGCCGTGGTCGCCGGGATCATAGCAGAGATCGACAGTGGGAATCCCGGCAGGATCAATCTTTTGATACCCGACGTATTGGCCGCAGGGCTTAAGATCATCGCCGGTAAAATCCAGTGGAGTTTCTATGCGCCAGTGAGCGCATAAGGAGGGTTATATGAGCGTAAGAGCAGGCGATATCCGGCAATTCACCTATGCCGGACGTGAATTCGAGGTGAAAGGCGGCGATGCCAACGTCAATGTGGATATCGGGGGTTTCCAAAACGAAGCGGTCCCGGCCGGTAACGGCCAGGTGAGCATCACGCAAAGGCGTAAGGTGGCCGCCATAACCGATCTGCCCATACTTGCAGACGATACCCGTCAGGACCTGGAATATCTCCAGGAGAAACAGAACGAGGGCTCGGAGAATCCGGTGACGATGACGCTGGCAAGCGGAATCGTATATTCCGGCAGTCTCGCAATCACCGGTGAGGTGAAAAAGGCTACCGGTGACGGTACAATCGCCCTCGAGCTCATGGGTACCAAACTGGAGCA